CTTTCTTTCAGTTAGCTAATCTACCAGTATATAAATTAAGAGTAACTCGTTGGGAATACTCAAGCGAAGAATTAAATACCGGTGTTCAATCTATTGATGATAAAGAAGCTGCGTTTACATTAAATCAATTAGATCACCATACATTATTAGAAGATAGTTCTGGTTCTTTATTATTAGAAAACGCTACTGTAAATAATGATAATGATTATTTCTTGTATGAAGAAACTCAAACAGAGGTTATCAATTCACCTTATGCTGATAATTTAGGATTTGATACTGAGGCGGGTTTTGCTACACCTACTCATGCTGATGATATATTAGATTTTAATGAATTAAACCCATTCGGAAATCCAGGAGTATATTAATGTTTGGAACATTTTTTTATAACGAAGGCCTTAGAAAATTAACAGTTGCTTTTGGTACTATCTTTAATGATATACAAGTTAAAAAAGCAGATGCTAATGGAAAATTAGTTCAAAGTATTACTGTACCTTTAGCGTATGCACCAAAAGAAAAGTTTATTGTTCGTTTAGATCAACAAAAAGATTTACAAGACAGAGAGTTTGCAATTGTATTGCCTCGTATGAGTTTTGAAATATCAGGCATTGCTTATGATGCTACAAGAAAATTATCACGTGTTCAAAAATATAGAACAACAAAATCTACAACATCTAATTCAATGAATTATAATTATACTCCTGTTCCTTATAATATAAGTTATACTTTAAACGTATTTACGGCTACCGCTGAAAATGGATTACAAATTGTAGAACAAATATTACCATATTTTCAACCAGATTATACAGTTACATTAAACTTATTACCTGAATTAGATATTAAAAGAGATGTGCCTATAGTTTTAAATAGTGTAAACTATGAAGATAGTTACACAGGAAATTACGAACAAAGAAGAGCGGTAATATATACGTTAAATTTCACTGCTAAGACTTATCTATTTGGTCCTGCTTCTACACAAAAAGTTATTCTTAAAACACAATCAGATGTACATGGTACAACAGATATAACTACAAATACTGTTGATGAAAGAATAACTATAGTACCAAATCCAACAGATGCTAAAGCAGATGATGATTTTGGATTTACAACAACTATAGAAGGCCCAATCAATAAGTAAATATATAATAAATAGTATTATGACCAAACTTGATGATAAAGTAAATGAAATATTAGGTATTGAATCTAAAGAAAAACCTACATTGGAATCTATTGTTAAAATAGATAACCCTCCTGTACCTAGAGTAGAAGATAAAAACAAACCAGATATAGACAACGATTACAATTATAGTAGAGAGAGTTATTATAGTTTAATAGAAAAAGGCCAAGAAGCAATCGAAGGTATCTTAGAGATTGCAAAAGAAGGACAACATCCAAGAGCATACGAAGTAGCTGGCCAGTTAATAACAAACGTGGCTAATACAGTAGATAAATTACAAGACTTACAAAAGAAACTAAAAGAATTAAAAGATTTACCTAAGACTGCTTCACCACAAATTAAAAATGCGTTGTTTGTTGGTTCTACAGCTGAATTACAAAAAATGCTAAAGGCAAAAACAGAACCAGAAAGTAAATAATGTCTGAAGTCTATCTAGGTAATCCAAACCTAAAAAAGGTTAACGTATCTGTTGAGTTTACACAAGAACAAATAATAGAATTTGAAAAGTGTTCTAAAGATCCTTTATACTTTATTCAAAACTATGTAAAGATTGTTTCTTTAGATGAAGGTTTAGTGCCATTTAAAATGTACGACTTTCAAAAAGAAATGATCGGCACAATGCACAATAACCGATTTACTATATGTAAATTGCCTAGACAGTCAGGTAAATCAACAACTATTGTATCTTATCTATTACATTATGCAATATTTAATCCTAATACTAACGTTGCCATACTTGCAAACAAATCATCAACTGCAAGAGATATATTAGGTAGATTACAATTAGCTTATGAGAATATACCAAAGTTCTTACAACAAGGGGTATTAAACTGGAACAAAGGTAGTATCGAGTTAGAAAATGGTAGTAAAATTGTTGCAGCTGCTACATCTTCAAGTGCAATTCGAGGAGGTTCTTATAACATCATATTCTTAGACGAGTTTGCTTTCGTACCTGCAACCATTGCCGAACAGTTCTTTAGTTCAGTTTTTCCTACAATATCATCTGGTAAAAATACTAAAATGATTATTGTTTCTACACCACATGGTATGAATATGTACTATAAGTTGTGGACTGATGCTGTCAATAAACAAAATGATTATGTTCCTATAGAAGTTCATTGGTCGGAAGTTCCAGGTAGAGATGAAAAATGGAAAGAAAATACAATAAGAAATACCAGTCAAGAACAATTCAATCAGGAGTTTGAGTGTGAATTTTTAGGTTCTATTGATACTCTTATATCATCTACTAAAATAAAAGTTATACCTTATATGAAAGCTTTACAGTCTCAAGGAGGTTTAGATGTATTTGAAAAACCTGATAAAAATAAAATGTATGTATGTACTGTTGACGTAGCTAGAGGAATGGGAAAAGATTATTCTGCTTTTGTAGTATTTGATGTTTCTCAAATGCCTTATAGAGTTGTGGCCAAATATCGTAACAATGAAATTAAACCTATGGTGTTTCCAAACATTATACAACAAACATGTAAAGGTTATAACAACGCACACATTCTAGTTGAGGTAAATGATTTGGGCGGTCAAATATCAGACGCATTACAATATGATTTAGAATATGACAATCTATTAATGACAACTCAACGAGGTCGTGCAGGTCAAGTATTAGGTTCTGGTTTTAGTGGAAGAGGAAGTCAATTAGGTATTCGTATGACTAAACAAATTAAGAAAGTTGGATGTTCTAATTTAAAAACAATTGTGGAATCTGATAAAATTATTATTAATGATTTTAATATTATAGAAGAAATGTCTACCTTTTCACGTCAAAATAATTCATGGAAAGCAGAAGAAGGATGTAATGACGATTTGATGACTTGTCTTATTATATTTGGTTGGTTGTCAAATCAGACATACTTTAAAGAATTAAGTAATTCAGATGTTCGTTCTAAGTTGTATGAAGAACAATCTAATATCATAGAACAAGATATGGCTCCATTTGGATTTATTGATGATGGTATTAATACACCAGAATCTCAACCTTTTAAAGATGAATATGGAGAAGTATGGCATCCAGTTCATATAAGAAAAGGTGAAGATTTTCAATAAAACGTCAAAAATACGTCTTTTATAAATAGATGTACGAATGATAACTTTTGACTATGGGCGTATGAATAATACGAGTTTTGAATTATATATGTTAAAATTAGCTAATTAAATAAGGAGAAAAACCGAATGGCATTTCAAGTATCACCAGGTGTTCTCGTACAAGAAAAAGACTTAACAAGAATTATACCAGCAGTAGCAACTTCAACAGGCGCATTTGCAGGTGAATTTAGAAAAGGTCCTTTAGATGAAATCGTAACGATTTCTAGCGAACAAGAGCTAGTAGAAACTTTTGGCAAACCAGATTCTTTAAACTATGAAGATTGGTTCAGTGCTGCAAACTTTTTACAATACTCTAACGCATTAAGAGTTGTACGTGCCACACAAACTGGAACATCAAACGCATCTGTTTCCGGAGCAAATACGTTTGTATTAAAAAACGCGACAGATTATACTAACAACTTCTCTACTGGACAGGGTTCAGTGGGAGAGTGGGCTGCTAGAACAGCAGGAAAATGGGGTAATAATTTATCTGTTTCTATTTGTCCTTCTTCAACTGCATTTGAAAGTTCACCATCAGCAACATCAGGTGCTTTAGCAGTAGGAGACACAACAGTAAACGTATCATCAGGAACAAATTATAATGTTGGAGATATTATTCAATTCTCAACAACTACAGCTGGTTCTGATTTTAATGACGGTTACTTATACAAAATAACACAAAAAGCAACAAACGCATTAACAATTGTTAGATATCCAACTTTATCAGGTGGAATTCAAAACGTAGTTGTTGATGGAGCTACAGTAAAAAGACGTTGGGCGTATTATGATCAAGTATCTAGTGCTCCAGGAACTTCTACTTACGCAAGTGCAGTAGGCGGTTCAGGCGATGAATTACATGTGGTGGTTGTTGACGCTACTGGCGGAATATCAGGTGTTGCAGGAACAGTATTAGAAACTTATTCTAAACTTTCTAAAGCATCGGACGCTAAATCTCCTCAAGGCGATTCAAACTATTATCCAAGTGTAATATTTTCAAGATCAAATTACATCTACTGGATGGATCATAATACTGGAGGAGTAAATTGGGGTAATACGGCAGCAAATACAACATTTACTTCTGTTACTACACCAATAACTACAACTTTATCAAATGGTTTAGATAGTACGACTAACAATACAGCACCTACAACTGCACAAAAGAAAACTGCTTACGAGAAGTTTTTAGATGCAGAAACGGTTGATGTTGGTCTTATTATTGCAGGACCTGCAGGTAATACAACAACTCACATTGATAATATTATTACAATTGCTGAAAATAGAAAAGATTGTGTTGCTTTCGTATCACCTAAAAATAGTGATGTTGTAAACGTTGCAAACTCAAATACTCAATTAAGTAATGTTCTAACTACATTTAGTTCAATTAGATCATCTTCTTATGTTGTATTTGATAGCGGTTACAAGTATCAGTATGATAGATATAATGACGTTTACAGATACGTTCCACTAAATGGAGATATCGCAGGATTAGCGGCTAGAACAGATTTAGTTGCTGACAGTTGGTATTCACCAGCTGGCTTTAATAGAGGTACTATTAGAGGTGCTGTTAAACTTGCATTTAATCCAAACAAAACACAAAGAGACGACCTATACAGAAATAGAGTTAACGCAGTAGTTACTTTTCCTGGACAAGGTACTGTTCTTTTTGGCGATAAAACTGGACTAAGTGCTCCATCTGCCTTTGATAGAATCAACGTTAGAAGATTGTTTATTGTTTTAGAAAAAGCAATCTCTACTGCTTCTAAATTCCAATTGTTTGAGTTTAATGACGAGTTTACTAGAGCAAACTTTAGAAATATCGTTGAACCATTCTTACGAGAGGTACAAGGTAGACGTGGTATCACAAACTTTAAAGTAGTGTGTGATGAAACAAATAATACAGGCGAGGTAATTGATAGAAATGAATTTGTAGCAGAAATATACATTAAACCTGCTAGAAGTATCAATTTTATTACTTTATCTTTTATAGCAACCCGAACTGGCGTTTCCTTCTCGGAAGTGGCTGGTGGTTAATTTAGAATAGGAGAATAAAACAATGGCTAACATTAATGACTTCAAAGCTAAACTATCGGGTGGCGGCGCTCGTGCTAACCAGTTTAAGGTAGTAATGCCTTTTCCAGGTTATGCTCAAGTTGGTGGAGAAATAGAAGATCTTGCTTTCTTATGTAGAGCAACAACTATACCTGCAATGACTTTAGGAGAGGTTGACGTTAAGTTTAGAGGTCGATCAATCAAGATAGCAGGAGATAGAACATTTGCGGATTGGACTGTTACAGTTTACAACGATTCAAACTTCAAATTGAGAAATGCTTTTGAAAGATGGCAAAATGGTATCAACAATATGACTGATAACGAAGGATTAACAAATCCTGCTGATTATCAAGTAGATTCGTTTGTAGATCATTTAGATCGTAACGGAAATACTATTAAATCATACACACTTAGAGGTCTTTTTCCAAAAGATATCGGTGCTATTGATTTATCATATGATGAACAAACAGCAATCGAACAGTTTGTTGTTACTTTTGCATACCAATACTTTGAAACAAATACTACTACATAGTAGTTAATATTAAGAAGAGCCGCCTAAAAGCGGCTCTTTTTAGACTTATAAATAATATTATGAAACAACAACATCACATAGTTCTTAAATATATGAGTGGTGGAAAAAGGATTTAATTATGGCCGATCTATTTGGATTTTCGATTACACGAAAGAAAAAAGAACAAGACCCAAAACAAAGTTTTAGTATACCTACTGCTGATGATGGTGCAACAACCGTTGCTGCTGTTGGTGGTGCATTTGGTCAATTCTTAGATTTAGAAGGTACTGCTAAGAACGAAGCCGATCTAGTAAGACGTTATAGAGAAATTTCATTACATCCAGAAACCGATTCAGCGATAGATGATATCGTTGGTGAGGCTATTGTAGTAAATGAAAGTAGAGATTCTGTTAATGTATCTTTAACAAATTTAAAATTTGGACCAGAAGTAAGAAGAAAAATAGAAGAAGAATTTAGAAACATATTACTTCTATTAGATTTTAATACAAAAGGCCACGACATCTTTAGAAGATGGTATGTAGATGGTCGTATGTATTATCAAAAAGTTATTGATAGAGAAAATCCTAGAAATGGTATTGTAGAATTAAAATATATTGATCCTAGAAAAATTAAAAAAGTAAGAGAAGTTAAAAGATCAAGAGGTGCAAATTTAGATATAACTACTGAGTTTGAAGAATATTACATATATAATGAAAAAGGTGTATCAGGCGGAACTTCAAGTTCAGGTTTAAGAATATCAGCAGATGCAATTGCTTATTCTAATTCAGGTTTAATAGATCAAAATAGAAATCAAGTATTATCTTATTTACACAAAGCAATCAAATCAGTTAATCAATTAAGAATGATTGAAGATGCTATGGTAATCTATCGTATAGCCAGATCACCAGAAAGAAGAATATTTTATATTGATGTAGGTAATCTTCCTAAACTTAAAGCAGAACAATATTTAAGAGATGTAATGGCACGTTACAGAAATAAACTTGTTTATGATGCAAATACAGGTGAAATAAGAGATGATCGTAACTACATGAACATGTTAGAAGATTATTGGTTACCACGTAGAGAAGGTGGTAGAGGAACAGAAATTACTACATTACCAGGTGGACAAAATTTAGGAGAAATTGCCGATATAGAATATTTCCAAAAGAAATTATATCGTTCTCTTAACGTTCCAATTAGTAGAATGGAATCATCTTCTGGTTTTAATATGGGTCGTTCTGCTGAAATTAGTAGAGATGAAGTTAAATTTACCAAGTTTGTAGGTAGATTAAGAAAAAAATTTACAGAACTGTTCAGTGATTTATTAAGAACACAATTAATATTAAAAGGTGTTATTGCTGAAGAAGATTGGTCGACTATTGCTTCTGTTATTACTTATGATTTTGTACAAGATGGTCATTTTGCTGAATTAAAAGAAAGTGAAATGATGAAAGATAGAATAGCTCTTTTACAAAGTATGGAAAGTTATATAGGTAAATATTTTTCTAATGATTATGTCAGAAAATATATATTAAAACAGACAGCTAAAGAAATTGAAGATATTGATAAAGAAATTAAAAAAGAAACTGTTAAATCAAATATTGATAAAATAGGAAATGAAACAGGAACAGATATCGATAACCCACAAACTAGTAAAAAACCTAATACTGAGAAGTCTAATCCTTTAGTATAGAACCTAAGTATTTAAACATATAAATAGTAGAAAGTGAGGAAATTATGAGTGAACAAGTTAAAAATTTTATTGACAAATTGTCATTAGGACAAGCGGCTGAAGCTGGTGAGGCTTTTAAAGACGCTTTGAGAGATAAAGTAGGTGATGCTTTAGAAACTAAAAGAAAAGAATTAGCAAGTGTGTTGTTTCAAGCACAACCACATAGTGATGCTAAACCTGAAGTTTTGTCTCCTGCGCCTAGAACGGAACCTGTTACTAATGAAACACAAGGTCAGTAGTTTAGTAAAAGAGACTAGAGTTATAGATTCTAAGTCTTATAATGAATTAACGCCTGTTATGAAAAAAGCGATTAAAGAGATTTATAAATTAATTGAAAAAGAACAAACAGACGTGTTAACCCGATTTGATAAAGCCATAGAAAAAGTTGTGGCATCTCGTAATATAAAAAAAGAAGATATTGAAAAATATTTTAACAAAGAAACAAACGAACAAATAGGAGTTTAAAGGAACTATGGCAATATTTACAAAAATTTTATCTGATACAAAAACACACGCCAAAGTATTACTAAGCTTTGACAACGATACTGCTACGACTGCGGCCGCTGTTGATGCGAGTGCTTTGAGTGATCACGCAAACGGTGCAAAATTACACATTACACATATCATTCATGGTATTGTAGGTCGTGTTCAATTACAATTTAAAGGTTCATCAGCTGATGTAGAAGCGATTGACATTTCAGGCGCTGGAATTTATTACGGTGCTGTAATTAAAAATACTGCTACAAATGCAGGTGCATCAGGCGGTGATATTGAGGCCGTTGCAAATAGTGTTGTAACTGGTGGTTCAGGCGCTTCAGGATATATTTTATTAACGTTACAAAAAATAGGTTTTGCTGAGGACGCATAGGTAATAGAGTTTAGATAATTTATAAATAGTAAGTAACTAAGAGGGAAAATGAGACTAATTAGAGAAGAAATAAGCGACG